ATACCTTTCTCAGGTACGCCCCGTAGTCAGCTCCCATGGTGCGTAGCTGTGCGCGTGCGTAACCTTCACGGAAAGCCGGGGAAGCACCAGCAGGGATTTTCCCGTCCTTAACTGCCTGACTCAGGCGTGTCTGAGCCTGCTCGTACGCGACACGTCCTGCTTCTTCATCAGCCTCGGCCTGGGCCTTAGTCTTGGCCTTGAGCGCTGCAGCGGCGGCTGTCATTTCCCTCGCATGAAAGGCAGAGAGTCCTTGGGTAAGGCCAGAGAGGGATTTTCCCAGCCCTTCCAGACCGGTCTGCTGTTGCTGCACGTTTGGTTGGACGAAGGTGTCCACCGGGCGGGCTTGTGGTTGAAACGCGACACGCGCTCTTTCCAGCGGGTCATTAACCTGGGCTCGTGCCATGAGGGCTCTCCGTTATGTGTACAGGTCTCCCTGCGTCCAGCTTGGCGGGGTATAACGCCTGAACTGGTTGGTCTGATCAGGTACTGTTGATGGGGGTTTTTTCTTACCCGCTTTGTACGCGCTGTAAGTATCAAGGGATTGCCCAGCGAATGTGCCCAAATATGGCAGGATGTTCGGATCCTGTACTCCACCTGGGGTAGCGCGGTTGATTCGTGCGCGTCTCTTGGCGTCGATTGCTTGAGCGTCAGCAAGGTCCTGTTGGACTTGTGCGTCTGCATTCATGTTGATAGCCACATTGAACTTAGACAGTGAATCATAGTAGTCACGCATTAGGTGCTTGATGGAAACACCAGAAACGCCAGCTTCTGCGGCGGACACTTGTGCCGATGCTGCGGCTTGCTCAATGGCTATCTCCGCTCTGGTCTTCTCTAGGACGTTGGCCTTGTCTCGCTCACGTTTACGTCGGGCAATGGCTTCCAGTTCTAGTCTGGCTGCGCGGTCTGCCTCGATCTTTGTACTATCGTACAGTTGCTGTTGCTGGATTCGCTGTTGTTCAGCCACTGCTGATGCCTCGGCGTACCCACCAATGGCTGTAAGAGCGGAGGCTGCTATTGTTGCGATGGTGGTGGGCTCGCACATATGTGGCTCCTCACGAATGGATAGTAGTGATGCCCCTTAGGGGACAGGATTGGGTGGGTTGTGTTTATCTGAAATTGAAGCTTTTGCAGCCACGCGATGTGAACCACGTTGGCTGCGTGCACCATGTTTCCTATGGTTCCTTGCTCCGAGCACCAGTCGTTCACGTATTGCTTCGACTCTATCCAGAACTTCTTCCGATATCCTAAGTCTCTGATCAGGGTGTCCGTGCCCAAAAGCCAAATGGTTGTCAGGTTCCATTGGGGGTGCCGGATTCCCAAGCCGAACATGCCCAGCACCTCGTCATCACGTCCGACCAGAGTGAGTGTCTCCAGTCCGTCACTGACTGCGGTGAGGAGCGAAGAGAGTGGATTAACGCCGAAACCCTCGCACTCTCGTAAGTCGGCGAGGCGTAGGTTAGGTGCCAGGTCGTGGGCGTCAGTTTCATGAGCTGTTCTGATGGTGAATGACACACGGTTACCCTCTACGTGAACGAATGGTAAATCGACCCTCCCACTCTGCTGACGTAAACGTTGCTGGTAGAAACGAGTCGGTCGAGATTGAAATGGTTACCTTCGTGTTCTCCGCTAAGATCGGAACTCGGAACTCCCCGTCGCTGATCGCGATGTCACCAATGACGTTCGATGAATCACCAGTGATTCGGCCTGTGAACGTATGGTTCGCTCCGTTCACATGCGTGGGGGTTATGGCCACTTGATAGAAGCCTGTGCCGGTGTGTGCAAGCGTGATGTGGTTAAGACCCAGACGGCCTTCTTGGATGACGGTTGAACCACCGCCAGTGTTCGACTCACGCACGAATATGGTGCTGAACTCATAGGTGCTGGAGTAGTTCTGGCCGATGTACACCTTCATGCTTGACCAGTCCCCGTTGACCACAATGGTCGAGGTCGTCGCGGGGTCAATGCCTTGAGCGACAACACCAGTGTCTTGACC